CCACCAACATAAACTGAACATAATGCTTCAACTGCGCCGTCTAAGTCATCAGTTTGAGTTGCAAAATGCACGCTAGTACGATCGTCGGCTGCGTATGGGGCGCTTGTTCCAACTGTTCCTTGTAGCGTAGTTTTCGGTAAATTGTTGAATAAAGTTGTAAATTCTGTGTCATGCATTACAACAGGTCCATAAGACGGTAATTCTGGGCTAATCCATGATGGAATGGCTCTAGCCAAAATTTGGAATGTACCACGATATGTATTGAGACCGTCAATTGCTTTACTAATTAGAACAGAATTATCTGTCGTGAAAGAAGGATCCAACGGTACAATTTTAATTAGTGGCGAATTTGGTTCGCTTGACTGTTTAAAGTTACCATTAATGTAATGAAGGAACTCCTTTAAATTAGGCGGGCATGGCGTACCTTGAATGAGTCTAAATAAAATGCTTAATAAATTTAACTCTTCTGCGCTGAACGATCGTCTAATGTAAAACATAGCATCATTTCTATTTGATGGTGATTCACAATATGATAATACTGAAGCATGGAAGAAGAAAATGTTTAAAGCATTCGCAATGGCATTAAGTGCACCAAGAATACTAACAGAGTCGAAATCTTTATTATAGTTGATACCAAAAGAAACTGCCCCTTGTGCTTTATTCTGAAGAATAAATATATCTACTTTATTAATGAAATCAAGTAGAACGTCATCTGTTACTGCAAACGAGAATGCTGATCCAATAACGTGCATAGGTGTGTACGTGCCGTCAGGAGCTAACTCTAAAGAACCGTATCCATGGTTAGGAATACCGGTATTTAATTTTACCTCGATTGGTCTTGTATTAGTAGAAAGCGTATTAGATATCGCATGATTGTTATAACCACCCGAAAATACCTTGGCTCTTCCACCACCACTAGATCCGCCGTTATTCTTACCTCCGCCAGTGTTCTTATCCACTACGTCAATAATCTTATCAGCATTAATTCCCCTTCCGGAAAATTGATCTTTTGCCCAATCAACAGCTTGTTGCCTAGGGTCGTTGCCAGTTACATTTGTGTATAAGTTGGCAAGTCCATTCAGCGCTGAGCCTATGTTTACTACGAATCCAGGACCTATTCCTTTAAGAGATATTTCCTTTGTGTGTTCATCTATTTGTGAAACAGAAGCTGCTTCTACTTCCTCTAATGTTAGCGGTTTTACGCCTAATATAATACAATTGTCTAAGTACTCTTTATAGTGATCGAATTTATGTATTTCCATATTTGTTTGTCCCCCCGGACTATTGTTAACTATATAATTCATTATTTATATATAATTTGCCATAATTAATGACATTAAACAGTGGCCTAAGCCGTCACTCAGTATGATTATGCATAAAGAGAGATTCTCATAATTAAATTAATAATTAAA